GACGACGCCGAGGCGATCATCCAGGAGGCGCTCAGCACGACCCAGCAAGGCATCATCGTCAGCGGCGCCGAGAACCCGGCGCTGCTGGTCTACGCGCTGGGCAAGAACCCGAGCAAGGCCCGCGAACTGGCCGCGATCACCGATCCGGTCCGGTTCGCTTTCGCGATCGCAAAGCTGGAGACGCAATTGAAGATCAATCGGACCAAAGCCCCGCCGCCACCTGAGAAGACTGCTCGCGGATCCGGCGGAACGCCGGTGTCCGGGACCGTCGACAGCCATCTTGAGCGGCTGCGCGAGGAGGCCGCCAGGACGGGCGACTTGTCAAAGGTGATGGCCTATAAACGCCAAAAGAAGGCGAGTTGACAGTCGGATCATCCGGCCTCAATATGGTGCCGGTCGCTTTCGGGCGGCCGGCGCTTGGCCTTCGCGGGGCCTAAAAATCGCAGAAGCGCCAGATGGCAGCCGCCCGGCCTGCAACGGGTGAGAGAACCCAGATCCGAAATCTCTCTCATTCGATGAGGAAATCAAATGGCTAACGCGTTTTCAAAAGAGGAGCGCGTCGCATTCGAGGACATCCTGGAGGGCTTCCAGGACGCACTTGTGATGTCGCGCAACGTGGCGGTCTACAACACCGATCAGGTGATGATGGAGCGCACGAACAACGTCATTTGGCGCCCGCAACCGTATATCGCCGTTTCTTACAACGGCACCGATCAGACGGCGAACTTCGACGACTACACGCAGTTGTCGGTTCCGTCGACGATCGGCTTCGCAAAGTCGGTTCCGTGGATTATGACCGCCACCGAGCTGCGCGATGCGCTGCAGGAAGGCCGTCTCGGCGATGCCGCCCGCCAGAAGCTGGCCAGCGACATCAACATCGCGGTCCTCAATGCCGCTTCGAGCCAGGGAACGCTGGTCATCAAGCGGACCTCTGCTGCGGCGGGATACGACGATGTCGCGCAGTGCGAATCGATCATGAACGAGCAGGGCGTGCCGGATTACGAGCGGTATCTGGCCCTCTCGACCCGCGATTATAACTCGATGGCCAATGGCCTAGTCGGGTCGACGCGCTCCTTCGGGAACAACATCAGCGACGAGGCTCTGCGTCGCGGCTTCGTCGGGCAGATCGCGTCGTTCGGCACCTACAAGCTGGACTACGCCAATCGCCAGGCGGCGGCGGCCGGAGGCGGCGGCATCACGATCAACACGCTGGACACCGGTCCCAATTATTACGTCCCGAAGGCGACCACGACCGGCGCCACCGGCGAAACCAGCAACGTCGACAACCGCTATCAGACGGTCACGGTCTCGACGAGCGCGAACGTCGCTGCTGGCGACTCCTTCACGATCGCCGGCGTTTTCGCGGTCCACAAGATCACCAAGCAGTCGACTGGCCAGCTGAAGACCTTCCGCGTCATCAGCGTCCCGGCTGGCGGAACTACGCTGGTCATCAGCCCGCCGATCATCCCGGCGCAGGCCGGGGTCGGCAAAGAAGCGACCGAGCAGTATCAGAACGTCACCATCTCGCCGACGGCCAGCAACTCTGCGATCGTCTTCCTGAACACCGGCGCAGCCGGCGGCGTCCCGACGTATCTGAACTGCTTCTGGCAGCGCGATTCGATCGAAATGCTGCCGGGTCGTTATGCTGTTCCGGCCGATGCTGGCGCGGCGGTCATGCGCGCGACCACTGATCAGGGCATCGAACTCGTTATGCAAAAGCAGTACGACATCAACACGATGAAGACTCGCTATCGCCTTGACACGCTGTTCGGCGTCGTGAACAAGCAGCCGGAGATGTCCGGCATCATCTTGTTCTCGCAGACCTGATAAGGAGGGCAAGAAAATGCCTGATCAACTGATCGTCTATCCCTACGGAGAAGACGAAGTCACGCTGGGCGCCAACGCATCGTTGACGCTCAGCACCACTGGCGAGGGCTTCTACAAGGTCTATCGCAACGTCGGCTATCCGAACTACCCGAACAGCTGGTCGCTGATCGGGTCGGGTGGCGGCGCGACCTCGGCAACCTTCGGGCCGTTCTCCACGGGCGCGACCCTGCGCATCGAGGCCGGCGCGGATCCGGTCTACTACTCGACCGGCACCGGCCTCGCGGCCGGTGGCGCTTCTTCGCCGATCGTCCCGCCGTTCTTCCCGGCGCCGGCGGTCGGTGTGATCGCCGAATACTTCAACGACTTCTTCACCGCACAAGGCTTGAGCACAGACTGCACCGACACCATCGACTGGGAGTTTACCATTGTGGAGGCCGGAGGCGGCGAGGCTGCTTGCGCGCTGATCGATGGCCTCGGCGGTCAGATGAAGTTCACCAATGACGCAAACGACAACGACCGCATCGTTGCGTCGAAAAATGGCGAGGCGTTCCGCTTCACTGTTGGCAAGAAACTTTGGTTCCGCGCTCGGTTCCTGGTTTCGGATGCCGACGATGTCGATGCGTTCGTGGGGCTGGTCATCAAGTCGGCCACCGATCCGGCCGGCACCGCGCCGACCGACGGCGTTTGGTTCCAGCTTACAGAGGCCAGCGATGTTCTGGCGCTGAAGGTCGCCAAGAACTCGACGGCGACGTCGACCAATGTCCTGACGGTCGCCAATGACACGTTCGTCGACGTGGCCTACTACTACGACGGCGTCGACTCGATCGACATCTTCGCGAATGGCGCCTATGTCGCCACGAGCGTGGTGACGAACCTGCCGGATGATGAAGATGTTGCGGTCTTCTTCGCCATCCAGAACGGTGCGGCGGGCAACGATTACCTGACCGTCGATTACGTCTACGCGGCGCAAGAGCGCTGATCCAACTGGGGCGGGCTTCGGCCCGCCCTCTTCACGATAGGGGATATCCATGCCGATGAAGAAGGGCTACTCGCAGAAGAGCATCAGCAAGAACATCTCGATGGAGATGAAGAAGGGCATGCCGCAGAAGCAGGCCGTGGCGGTCGCGCTGTCGACCGCGCGCAAGGCCAAGATGGCCGCTAAGGGCATGAAGAAATGATCGCGCTGCCGGCGCTTGTCTATCGCTGCCCAGGACCGTATGTCGGGCCTCCGGGCACGACCTACGACGTGCGCCGCGTCGCGACCGAGTCCGAACGTCTGGTGGCGCTGGGCGAGGGCTGGCATGCGACGCTGCCGCAGGCCATCGAGGCATTTCTGGCCGAGCCAGAAGAGGATCTGAGCGAGCATGTGGATGAACCGAACGAGCCGGTGCCTGCGGACGACGATGCGCCGCCGACTCGCGCAGAGATGCTGGCGAAAGCAGACGAGATCGGGCTCCGCGTTGATAAGCGATGGTCCGACCGGACTCTTGCCACCAGACTTGCCGAGGCGCTCGGATGAGCTACACGAAGCGCCAATTCATCGAGGCGGCGTTCGAGGAGATTGGCCTCGCGGCCTATGTCTACGACCTGACGCCGCAGCAGCTGGAATCGGCCCTCCGGCGGCTCGACGCGATGATGGCGACGTGGAACGCGCAGGGGCTGCGGCTGGCGTATCCGCTGCCGTCCAGCCCGGAGCTGAGCACGCTGGCCCAGGAGACGGATGTTCCGGATCGCGCGAACGAAGCGATCATCCTCAATCTGGCGCTGCGCCTGGCGCCCAGCTACGGAAAGGCGGTGATGCCCGAGACGAAGGCGGTGGCGCGGAAGGCCTATGACGTGCTGCTGGCGCGGGCGACGCATCCGCTCGAGAAGCAGCCGCCCGAGACCATGCCCGTCGGCGCCGGCCAGAAGCCCGGGAACATCGACCAGCCGTTCTTTGACACGCCGGTCGATCCTGCCATGACCGGGCCGGAAGGTCCGCTGGAACTCAACTGAGGAGCGCGCAGGATGCCCACTATCAATCAACTGCCGCTGGTGTCGGGCCTGACGCTCGGCGACAACCTGGTGCTCTATTCGCCGTCGAACGGCGACACGCGCCGGGCGCCGCTGTCGCAGCTGCTGACGTTCTTTCAGCAAGTCTTCGCCAGCCCGACGCTGGCGACGAACATTTTCACGCCAGGCACCGGCTTCAACATCGCGGTTCCGACGCCGGTCGCGCAGCAGCAATGGATGCTCCTGCAGCCCGCCGGGACACTTGCCACCGGCACGATCACGCTGCCGCTCAATACTGGCACGCCAGACGGCACCGAAATCCTGATCACGACGACGCAGCAGATCACGGCATTCACGCTGGCGCCAAATGGCGCCATGGCTCTCAACGGCGACCCGACGACGCTTGCGGCCGAGGACATGTTCCGCATGCGATATG